GAGGAGCGCCCTTCCACCGGACCCACTCGAAGCCGCCGATATCGAGATGAAGAGGAAGACGGCGGGGCTCACTTCGACGAGGAGCGCCCTGGCGCGACTAGATCCTGACGCCTCCGATGAAGATTTGAACTGGGAACAGTCTAAAATATCTGAGGAGCATAGAGAGGCGAGCTACAATTTCGTCTAATTATGGAAGCGTAAAATCCTGTAGGTGTAAACGTTATGACCGAAGGGGAGAAGAAATTTACCCAGGAAGACCTTGACAAGATTGTGCAGGAGAGGCTGGCCCGAGAGAGGGCGAAGTTCTCCGACTACGATTTGATCAAGTCCGAGCTGGAGGCCACGAGGGCCGCTCACGCCGAGCTGAAGGCGGAAAATACGGACCTGAAGGCCGATCTGGCCGACAGGGACGGGAAGCTGAAAGACTCCGAGACTCGGGCCATGAAAGCCGAGATCGCAAAGAAGGCGGGCCTTCCTGAGGCTCTATCCTCCAGAATTCAGGGGGCTACACCCGAGGAGATGGTGGCCGACGCGAAGAGGCTCGCCGAGGCTATGGGGCCGGGGCCGAAGGTAGGGGAGGGGACAAACCCGCCAACGGGGGCAAAGAAGCCCTACACTCGGGCCGATGTCAAGAAGATGACGCCGGACGAGATCACTGCTAACTGGGATCAGATCTCGGCTCAGCTCAAAGATGGGAGTCTTTCGAGAGTGTGAGTAAAAACGCTAACGGGGGTTAGTGAACTATGAGCTTAACGAACTTCATAGGCGAGGTCTGGAGTGCCCAAATTCTCCAGAACCTCCAGAAGAGCCTGGTCTATGGCCAGGCAGGCGTAATCAACAGAGACTACCAGGGCGAGATCCAGGGCAAGGGCGACACGGTGAGGATCACCGCACACGGGCCCGTAACCATCGGCAACTACGATCCGGCAACCGGCCTCTCCGACCCTGAGGAGCTGGACGACGCCTCCACCACGCTGGAGATCGACCAGGCGAAGTATTTCAACTTCAGAATCGAGGACATCGACGCGGCCCAAATGAACGTGGCCCTGATGGAATCTGCCACCCGTGACGCGGCTTACCAGCTCGCCGAGGTCGCCGACGAGTACCTCGCCTCGGTCATGGCCGCTCAGGCGGGCCTGGCGGTCGGATCCGACGTGAGCCCCAAGACCTTCGACGGGTCCACAGACAGCGTAGCAGAGGAGCTTCTAGCCGTGAAAGTGGCCCTCGACGAGGGCAACGTCCCCGCTGCCGGTAGGTGGGTCGTGATGCCTCCCTGGCTGGTAGGCCAGCTCATTAAGGACGGCTGGGCGGCCTCCGTCGCATGGACGGGGACCGAGGGCATCATGCTCAATGGCGCGGTCTCCAAGCTCTTCGGCTTCGATATTTTACAGAGTAACAACGTGCCCAACACCACCGGGACCCTGTACAAGGTCATTGCCGGAACCTCGCGGGCTTGCACTTTTGCCGATTCTGTCAACGATACCGAGGCCTACAGACCTGAGAAATTCTTTGCGGATGCTCTGAGGGGCCTGCATTGCTACGGTGCAAAGGTCATTAATCCTGAATGCCTATGCGTTCTGACCTGTAACAAGAGCTGAGGAGGCTAAGAGATGACACGATCTGAGATACCCGTAAACGAGCTGGCCGGTGCATGGGCCGAGAGGGAGACCCCTGACGCGATCGATAAGGGGAACCACCACGTCATAGCAGCCGGCGCGAACTTCAAGAGGCTTCTAATCCTGGTGCATATCTCGGCGGGGACCGGAACCGCCGGCGACGTCACGGTGAAGGCCGGTACCGCATGGCCCGCATTCAGGTCTGCCCTCGGCGACCTGGCGACGGGCGCGGACCTGGTAGCCTCCGATGAGTACGTGATTGGCCCCATCGAGACGGCTCGATACCTCCAGAGTGACGGGACCATCCACCTGGACATCACCGATACCAGCAACACCGACATCGCCGGGACCATCGAGGCTTACGCGCTGCCTTAGGCGGCTCTATCCTCCTCTTTTTTGGGGTGGTCCTGGTGGACGAAGTAGAGGCGGTGAAGTGTCTCTTAGCGATCCGGTCGCCGGTGATAGGGGCTCTCACCAAATCTGGGTACTTTGCGGCGGCTATGAGGGCGACAGAGGACGATCCGAGCTACTACGTCACGCTGGCAACAGGCCAGCAGCTCAGGCACAAGCTGACCTCAAAAAACAGGCTCTTCGGCCCGTTCGTGCTGGAGGAGATACCGAGCCTTCGAGGTCGAAACTATTTCAAGGCTCATGGACTGAATCGACTGGCTGGCCAGATGACCGAGACGGATATAAATTATATCAAAAAGATTTTTGTAGATAACTGGCCTGTTCATGAAAAGAAGGCCGTCGAGCTCCTCACCAAATCGCCACTATGCTCACCAGCTAGGGCGAGGAGGATAGGCAGGACCGAGACGAACCGGGCGATCAACGGCTCCAAATTTGAGAATGAAGTTGAGAGACGGCTCTACAAATATAAAATCTGGGATTGCGTATCGGATGGATCGTCCAGGAAACTCCATAAGAAAAGGGACGGGGTGAAGGTCCGGTTAGATGAGGCTTTCCCGTTCGGGGGGCATCCTCATTTTCCTGGGGATGGTCCGGGGTACGAATCAATTAATTGTAGATGTGTCTTAGGATATTCTACAAATTCAAAAGGTGTTTACTATGATTAAGCCGAGGAGCAAAGGCCGATCCAAAGCCAAAAACGCCAAGAAGCGGGATTACAAGAAGGAATACAGAGAATATCACGGCAAACCCGAACAGATCGAAAAAAGGGATCAGAGAAACAAAGCCCGCCGGATGATGGGGCTTGAGGTGGGGGATATGGAGGACGAATTTGTCAGGGTGTGGCGTAAGCAGTCTAAACGGCTGCAGAGAGCCAACAAGAAGCTTGTAGAGGCTTACGAAGAGATGCTTATTGCGGCTGAAATCTCGCGGGATAAGGTCGATGGTGTCGGGGGGATCGATCCGGACATAAAAAAGGAGCTTCTCGCGGGCCCGGATCTCTTCAGCGGCCAGTGGCTCCTTTGCCGTCGCCCTCGTCCTAGTTTTCCGGACGACTACCTCGACCTGATCACCGTCGCGAAGGTTCAAGGCTTCCCTAACTTCGACAGGCAGCTCTACATTTCCGGCCTTTCCGGCAAAAATCCGAACCTCCGATATCATGTTTTGATCATAGTGCCATAAGTATAAATAGCTTTTGAGGCCTATAACCTAAGGATATTATGGCTAAAAAGTACCGAATCGAAGTAAGCCCCGAGTTGCACAAGGCTCTTAGGATCATGGCAGCCAAAGAGGATATGACAGTAAAAGATTTTACGATTAAAACGTTATCGGCTGCTGTGGATTTAAAGACTTGGGACTATATTGAGGAAGAAACAAAAGATCCTCGGACCATTCCGCCACCAGACGATAGGCCCAAACTAGCCGATAATCTCGAGGCCCTGGAGGAGATTAAACGGCTTTGGATAGCTGGCGAGCGATCGCCGGCCGCTATTGCGCGACGGATCGGGTATCCGAGGACGACGACGGGCGAGAGAATCAAGGCGATGCAAGAATCGGGTGAGCTGGTTATATGACTCTCATCCTCATTTCTAGCCAGAGAGTCATATAACTATGCTGAACCGCTATTTTTGAGAGAAGAGGGGCAAAACAAAACCGTAAAGGTTTACGGTTTCGGTTTTGTCGGATCTAAGACAAGATACCGATTTTCTATTTTGTTTATATATATTCTCTTTATTTATATCTATATCTCCGACTAGACTATACTATATTTTATCAGATGACCGTCACATCTGACAATCCGATTTTTAGCCGCTGGCGGTTCCTTCTCAAAACCGAAACCGTAAACCTTTACGGTTTTAGTTCCTAAACTAATCTGATAAGATGCCTCTGCTTGTGGTGAGGGTCTTTCATCAAAACGAATCTGGAATCATCCGCCAGATACGGCTTTAGGATAGATATCTGCTGTTTCGTGACTCCGAGAAGGCGAGCGGCGTCTCGGGCGGTGGTCTGTCGGATCTTGTACCGTCGCATCTCAGAATACAGGCGGTCGAGGTATGCTTTGCCAGTATCTTCTGAGACAGTCTTCGCCCTGGCTTCAATCTTGCTGATCCTCTGGCGGTCGTGGGCCCTCTCCCTGGCGGTGACGTCCTCCAGCTCTTCTAGGCGGGCTTTGAGCAGGTGGTTCTCCTCCTCCCTGAGACGGTTCTCCTCCTCCAGGGCGGCGAGACGGCCTAGGATCTCCGAGAGAAGGGCTCGGGTGGAGGGCGACACGTCGAAAGGTATATCTTCGACTGATGGGATAGTATTAGATTGCATTTTAACTCACCATTAAGGTGCGTTTAGGCGGTGGCGACGGCTTCAAGAGGGTTTTTGTCATCGCCTATCTTCGCTTCTAATTCTTCGATCCTATCCAACACCCTGGAAAGGGCGATCTCATACGTGTCGCCGATCTTCCCATACGGCTTGAGGCGTTCTTTTGTCTCTTCGCTTATCTGAATAGTCGTCAACTTCGACATGAAGGTATATTATCCGCTCTTGATACTTATATCTTCGCTTATCCCGTCTCGTTAACTATAAGTATTATAACTGCTATAATTGGTATCGGTGAGTTATAATGCAAGCCATAGCAGACCCGAAGGGCGCGGCGGGGGATCTCCCCGACGGGCTCCATGCGGCGGCTGGCGTCGAATACCTGGCGAGGCTGGAAGGCTTCGACGGCGAGAAGATCCCCGCGACGGTGATCTTGACCCGGGGCTTCTCCGAGACGACGGGCTTTTTTGCGGATTCCAAGGGGCGCGGCTACTGGATGACTACGCTTAATGAATGCAGTTGCCCTGATTACAGGTTTAGGAAGGCCGGGACCGGGACCCTCTGTAAGCACCAGAAGGCGCTGGCGGCGGCTCTCCACAAGCGGGGCGTCAAGCCGTTGCCCCCCGAAGAGGAGGCGGTGATCCTCGCCGACATTCACCGGCGACAAGACCGCATACAGGCGACGTATCCAGAGACGTATTTTGAGCTGGAGGCCTGGCGGCGTCTCGATGAGAGAGCGCAAAAGATATGTGCGGCGGCGGGGTGGTAGGCGTGCGGCTTTCCCGCTCCCAGGTTTTTCTGATCCTCGATAAGCTGATGGAAGACCACGGCGACGATGTCCGGGCGTGGCTGGCGCTGAACGACCACGAGATACCCGACGACCTCCGAGAGGTGGCGACCGAGGTGGTGGAGTAGGTGGACGTTGCGCGACGGCACCAACTGAAGAAGTGACGGAGAATCTTCTTGAAGTGTCGAACCGGTATTGCCCGGCGAGGGTTTATAAAGCTCCTTTCTTTTTTTTCTTA